TAGCTTCTGATCCTCTTGTAAAGGTAAACTGCTCTGCAATAGTATCAAAGTCTAAAGTAAATGTTGGAAACTCTGGTGCTGGTGCAGTTAGTAATTCTAATTCAGTATCCGTTAATGCTTCTTTCCAAACTGCTAATGCTTTGTTTTTTCCGTAGAACTTTAATGACGATGTAGGATTAAGACTAAAGCTTAAATCATTTAACCCACTTAAAGAAAAAGCTGAAGAACTTGTGTCAGCTTCTAATCCATTTACCCATAACGCAATATCTCCGCTTTTATACTTAAAAGCAACTTTATTTACGTTGGTTATATCTACGTTCGATGATATTGACGATGTGCCACTAACAAATGCTCTCAAAACATTATTAGTGTCAAAAAATATATTTACTCTGTTTGAGATTGTGCCATCACTTAACCCTATATATCTATTAGTTCCGTCATCTGCCAAAGCAGCAATCTCCGCATATAAAACACCCTCACTATCATTAAACAAATCAGAATTACCACTATTGTTTGCAATATCTCGTAGCCTTGTTGATGTTGCTCCATCTGTGGGTATGTAAGATGTTGCGTAGGATAGTTGTTCTACTTGTGCGCCCCAAATGTAAGTTTCATCTCCGATAGATACATTTGTATTTGGTAAATCTACCCTTAAAGATACAAAGCTTGTTGGCGTAGTTGTAAAAGTTTTAGTTGTGCTTATTCTTTGCCAACTATCTGTGATTGTAAAATCTTTGCTATGAAAAACAACGTTATCTCTAATTATCCAAAGTCTTGCAGTTTTCCCAATAGTTGATGTTGTTCCTTTAATGTATATAGAGGCTGAATATGTTAGGTTTGTTACACCCGAAACAGAATACGACAAATAAGGATCTGTGTTTACTGCAGTCAATTTACTTGCGTTTGCTTCTTCTGATGGAGATAAATATCCACTTTCAACACTTGAACCTGACTTTAACCAACTACTAGCACTAAAATTCTCACTATAAGTAACCAAATTCGTACTCTGTGGTTCAAATAACCAGCTTCCACATCCACTATTAGGTACTACTTCTTGACCAAGATATTCTTTTACAGATACGTTGTCTATTGAGCCTATTGGACTTGACGAACAATTAAATGAAACCCTACCACTTGGGTTTGTGCCAGATGTAATGTATTCTGTATATGTTCCATTTGATGCCCTTAAAATACCTTGTGAACCACTTAAAACAATTTTTATTCCTCCTTGTGTTAGGTTGGATATTGTATAGGTTACTAAATATTGTTTGTTATCTTGAATAACACTATTTTGAAAAAATGAACCATCGCTTGTACCATCACAATTAGCAGCACCGCCACTTATTGTCCAATTTGAATTTTTTGCCCAATCACTATCTGTATCAAACGAGCCATTAGTAATCAACTCACTTCCCAATACATCTTGATAACTGAAACCCTCGTAGTTTATTCTTGGTAAGTCTGTATCATCTGTTACTTGCAATAATGATACGTTATCAAATATACTTATTCCAGTTCCACCAGTTATTAATGATATTGTGGTTGTGGTAGTTAACGCTACAAATTCTAATTCATATATTCCAGTATCTGTACCTAACTGTTGGTAAAATATATTTTGATATGGACTTGGGTTTCCACTACCAACTGCTAACCAAAAAGATGATGTTGTTGATATTCTATCAAAAGTTAATCTATATTTAGCGCCAATTATTGTAGAAACAGTTTGATATGCCCTACTATCAGTACCTAAATTTGCAGTATCATCTACTACTAATTGATTGTTTGATAAGTAGATATTTGCATTTATTGATGCCCAATCTTGCAATACTTCTTTGACTGATATGTTTGTTATGCTCATATCACAAGCACTATTTCTTTCTACAAATAATTGTGTACCACCAGATGCGATAGTATAATAAAGTGTATAACTACCATTTGCACTTATTGGTATAATTGCACCTCCACCTGGTCTTACCCTTATATTTCCAGATACATAATCAAGAATATCAAAAGTAACCTTATATGTCTTACCAACTGTAAATACATTATTTTGGTAAGCAAACTGATAACTTCCATCAGAAACACAATTTAATTTATTTTCTTCTATACTAAAAGTAGATGATAAACTCCAATCTTGTCCAACCTCAACTACTGATACGTTGTCTATTTTGCCTGAAAATCCTGAATTTTTAAATAATTCAAAAATATTAATGTCATAAGTACCATATACTGTATGTTCTCCGTTTGTGTTTATAGGTTCTGTGGTTACGCTACCAAAATCAACTCTAACAGAGCCATTACCACCATAATCAGATAACGTAAAAGTTACCTTGCAAGTTTTACCACTTAACCCACTTATTGGTTGTGTTAATTTTGTAGATGCTCCAGATACTGCAACTGCATAACCATTGTTAATACTCCATCCTATTCCTTTTGTCCAATCACTATCAGTTGCAAAATCTCCATTTGTAACTAACTCGCTACCCTCTTGACTAAAATCTCCGTTAGATACTTCTTCTGAACCTATTTCACTAAAGTTTCCGTTCTGTACTAATTCACTTGATAGTATCTGTACGTTTTCTACTAAACCTTGTGCATTAACTCTTGTTGCAGCACTACCTCTTTCAAAGTCAAAATCTCCACTTAAATCTTCTACAACTGATACGTTGTCTACTGAACCATCAAAACCACTTTGAGAACGTAATCTAAAAACATCACCATTAGATAAACCATACCCAGTATAAGTTCCGTTTTCAGTTAGACTTAAAACATCAACATTACTTCCCCCTAATCTAACTGCTAATGTTCCAGTAGTGATATTACTTACGGTAACTGTAACTTTATATTTTGTATTAGTAACAATACTTGCTTGGTCTAAATTACTTGTTCCTCCATCACAATTTGCACTTCCACCACTAATAGTCCAAGTACTTCCAACTGTCCAATCTGAATTAGTTGCAAAATCTCCGTTGGTTACAAGTTCTGAACCATATATATTCTCGTTAGGCTTAACACTTAAAATTCTACCATCATCATAAGCAGTAGGTGTAGTAATTATTGATGCTTTTTCTAATAAATTTGACATACCTATTCTATATTTTCTAATTCTGTTAATATTGCAGTTGTGCAAGTAGCATTTTCATAATAGTCTGCCCTTGCTTGTAATGTAACTAATAAACCCGGTACTGCACTTGGAAAAGCAAAACGATAATAAATGCTTCCCCATCCTATTTCCATTGGACTACCCCACCAACTTGTACTATAAATTTCGTTTGCCATTATTTCTTATTTTTTATTTTTACCTTTTTTAAAAAGGTTTTTAACTTTTCTATGTTTGCTTTTTTAGGTTTGTAAATCATAGTACCCATCCATTAAATGTTGCATCATTACTTGGGTAAATATCATCATTTACATTGTTGGTGTATTCTGGATATGTAGTTTGGTTAAAACTCATAAAGTCAATAAATCTTCTTGAATACCATTCTGCGTTTGTTCTTGCCTTTTCTACTAAAAAATCTATTTCGTTTTTATCTACCGATTGTGCATTTTCTGATGTATGCTTAAATACTCCACCATTCTTTATTTGATACGCTGCAAATGGCATATAGTTAGATTGTGCATACCATATCAACATAGGTACTATATAATCGTTTAAAACTGTTTTCCACCTTGCATTAGATGAATCATCTATATTAGGTATTGCAGCAGTTAAACCATCGTACATTTTAGTTCCCATTAATTGCTGAACATCTATCTCTTGTGCAATCTTAATAAACTGAATAAACTTATCAGTATCTACGTTACCATCCATAATTGAATTACGGATCAAATCAGTTCTATTTATAAATAAAGTTGTAGCCATATTTTTTTATTTGTATGCACCCTCATCAGGCATATTGATTGGTGCTATTTCTGATTCTCTTGTACCAGCTGGTTTAATATCGTATTTAGCTGGTATTTCTCTTGTTCTTTTATAGTCATCTAAATTTTCAGATGGTTCAGTTGTTGCTTTCATTCTATACAAAACCCTAACCCATTTATGTCTACAATAAATACCTCCTTTAAATTTGAAAAGCGAATAGTTCTGACCTTTATGCCCAAATTCATTATTAACACCTCTAAAACTTGCTTGGTCAATATCTTCTTTTCGGTATATAATACCATCTTTAGATAAACGCATCATATTCTTACAAAATGGTCTTGACTGATTGCCATCTTTCATTGCTTTAGTTGATCCTACAACATATTTATACCTTATCTTGTAATATTCAGAATCTAAATAGCTTTCAGCACTACCATTGTTTTTAGATGTAATTTCATCATATAGTTTTGTGAATAAACTTTTTTTCTTTTTTATACAAATAGTTGCCCAATCTTCATCACTAATATTTTCATCTGTGCTTAATTCATCAACTAATTCCCATTCATCACCAGCTTTTTCACCTTGTAAATGTTTTAAAATAGATTCACCCATTTCATCAGATAAAAAAGGTTCTTTTTCCATCTTAACACAATTAGGTACTTCTTTACCATCTTTTATCTTTGTACCATATTGCTCGTAACCATCCCAACAAGGTGCTTTAAGTTCTTCGTGTGTTTCACAAGGCATATAATATGTAACACCCTCTACCTCGTGTGCGTGATAACCACCACAACCCATTTCTTCTGCTACCTTTATTGCTTCCTCTTTTGTTTCGTATGCTTGTTTACCATCTATTTGCTTTAGGCTAAACTTTCTTTTTTCAACACCAGTTTCTTCCTCAATAGTTTCATCATCTTGTACTGACTTATCTACATCTGTAAATTCTAATGGTTGTAACGTTGTAAAGTATAGGTTTAAAGCAATATCATTGTACGCAAGTATATTATCAAAGCAATCAATTAAAAGTTCTTGAAATGGTCTTATAACTGTGTTATCCATAAGTAAGGAAGCAGTCTTTATTTCCTCTGCATTGTTACCTAAACCAGAACCATCTTTTATACCTAATAACATAGGCGATACGATACGATGTGCTACCATTATTTTTTGTGTACTTTCCTCACTTAAAAATTGGTATTGGTTATGTGCATCACTTAATTGTACTGGTGTTATTTCTGCTTGACTTTCTTTGTTATCGTTAAAAGCTAAAATGAATTTCCCAGCATTAGATGTTCCACTAAACTTTTGTGCTATCTTCTTTTCTATTAATTGTCTTTCTTGTTGGTTAGGTGTTCCGTTGTTGAAGTTAATCAACATTGATGGTGCTAAACCATTCATTATGTTGTTGAGGTGGTAATTAGATACTTCTTCTTCTAACTCTGCGTATTGTAACCCACCTTGATAATCTACTGGACTGTAATAATAGAAACCACTTTTATATGGTTTTATGTAGTAAATCTCTATACCCTCTTTAGACATTCCAAAAGCTGGTATTCTTAATGGATCATCACTACGTTTTATATTTGCCCAATCATCAAAATAATAGTATGCTGGTATTTCACCATTCTCATCACATTTTTCAGCACGTAATGTTTCAATAGGTATATGCTCTAATTGAACAATCTTACTTCTGTCTTTAGAATAAATTACTTGTATAGCAGCATTACCCATTAATTTTAAATCGTAACATACTTTTCTAACTACATCCTTTTTAAACAATGCAATCATTTGAGCATACTCGTTAGGTTTTCTGTTACTATCAGTAGCATTTAATCCTTTTCCATATATAGCTTGACTAATGCCATTAATAGCAGCGTTATTAGTAGGAGAACCATTATATCTATCTATTAAGTATT